GCGACGAGGCCACGGCATGACCTCGTCGCGGGCAATTTCTCGCCCAGTCATGGGCGAATACCCCGCGGCGAGGTTTCCACCTCAGAGCCTCGTCGCGGGTCCTTACCCGGCGCCCGTTCGGTCGCACAGCGGTGCTCGCCGGATGCCGGAGGCTCCACCGGAGCAAGCACTACCGCGGGGACGCAGAGCGCAGTTTTCAGCTAGCGCCAGAGTCCGTTTATAGGCCACCACAAGGGCACAAGAGATGACCGAAACCGTCGCATTGAGCGACCTGAAGGCTGATTGGGATCAGCGGGCCGCTGCAGTTCGTGCGAAGTGCGAGCCGATGATCGTCACGCTCGCCGAGCGTTTGGCCGAGGTGTCACCGCTGAGCCGGGAAGAAATCGAGGCGAAGGTCCGAGCCGAGCTTGACGACGCGCTGTCGGAACTCGACTGGCCGGGCGACGAGGCGATCGTCGCATTGGATCGCGCAGCCGGTGGTTCCTGAGCGATGGACATTGAGTCGCCTCGCCTGCGAGCTCGGCATGGATCGCCGCGCTCTAGGTCGCCGTCTCGAAGGGCTGGAGCCCGTCGAGGAGCGCAAGGTCGGGAAGCGAACGGAGCGCTTGTATCGTCTTGCCGACGTCTTCGCGCATCTCCGCTCGGACGAGCGACTCGATCTGAACAGCGAGCGCGCGAAGCTGGCAGTGCTGCAGCAGGAGCGGATTCGGCTCGAAATCGGCGAGAAACGGGGCGAACTCATTTCCGCGAAAGCGATCGTCGCTCACTGGCAATCCATCGTCGGAGAGATCCGCGGCCGTCTCCTGGCATTGCCCAATCGTGCGGCACCGCTTGTGGCTAGAAAGGACGAGGGCCAAGTGTTCGCCGTGCTCAGCGATCTTACTCATGAATGCCTGCATGGCCTCGCGCGGAATGCGATTCCGCCCGATATCGAGGAGCGGATCAAGCGCTACGAGGAGCAAGCCGCATGACCTTCCGCGTCGTCGGTCTCCGCGAACTGGAGCGCTCGTTCGCCAAGATGGCAGCCGCCACCGCTCGTGGCGAAGCGCGTGCCGTCAACCGCGTCGCTACGTCGATCACGACGGCTCAGAGCCGCGCCACCGCGAGGCTCGTGAACCTCAAGGTCGGTCGCGTAAAGGATGGTGTTCGTCTCGCGCAGAAGGCCACGCCGGAAGCGCCGCGCATCGTCATGGAAGTACAGCGCAGGCCCGTCGGCCTGATCGAGTTCGGCGGCACCTGGCGAGGACCGAAATCGCAAGGCGCGACGGCCAAGGTCTGGCGCGGCAAAGGTCGCGATCTCTTCGCCGGCACCTTCATCGCCGCGGGCCGCGGCGGCAATCGGCAAATCTTCGAACGCAAGGGCAAGGCGCGGTTGCCGATCAAGGCGTACTACGGCGTCAGCGTCTACAGCATGTTCCTCCGCGACGACATCCAACGCGTCGGCTCCGATACCTGGGCGCTACGCCTTCCCATTGAACTCGATCGCGAAACGCAATTCGCGCTTCGCCAGGCAGGGCTTATCTGATGGCTAATGCAATCGTCCAGGCGATCTACGATCTCAAGGACAACATCTCCGGCAAGATCAAGGCGATCAACGATTCGCTGCGCGGAAACCAGAAGGAATCCGACAAGACAGCCGACGCGAGCGAGAAGAGCGGCAAGCGCATCAGCGATGCGTACAAGAAAACCGCGGACAGCATCGGCCAGCTACGCACCGCACTCGCCGCGATCGGTGCACTGGTCGGACTGGACAAGCTCAAGGACGGTCTCGTCGAGATTCTCGAAACCGGCGAGCGCTTCGACGATCTCGAAAAGGAATTCGCTTCGGCGTTCGGTGGACTCGCAAAAGGTCAGGAAGCGCTGACGAAAGTCCGAGCCATCGCGGCGAACACACCGCAGTCCTTCGAAGATGTCGCCGCGGCGGCAATCAAACTGCGACAGGTCGGCATCGATCCGTTGAGCGGAGCGCTACAGGCGCTGCTCGACAACCAGTCGGCGACGGATCAGTCACAGGAAGATCTCATCGCGACGATCAGCGCGCTCGGCGCTGCGAACGCGCGCGGCGTCGTCAACATCAAAGCGTTGGTTGCGCTGACGCAGCAGGGAATCCCGGCCTTCGATCTGCTCGGCAAGGCGCTCGGCGTCTCGGCTGACAAGGTTCGCGAACTCGCGCAGTCCGGTGCGCTCGGTCAGGATGCCATCGCGAAGCTCATCGCCGAGCTTGGCAAGCTCCGCGCGGGTGCTTCGGCAGATGAACTCGGTGACCTCGATTCGCAACTCACGAAGATCAAGGATCAGGCGAAGGAATTCCTCGCGACGATCGCGCGTAGTGGCGCACTCGATTTCTTCCGCGATCAGCTCAAGGATCTGAACCGCGAGGTTCAGCAGGCCGCGGAGTCCGGAAAGCTCCAGAAGCTCGCGAAGTCGATTTCGGACGGCATCGTCGACACTGCGAAAGGCGTCGGAAATGCGATCGGCCTCGTCACGCAATATGCCGGCGCGCTCCTGACGCTCGGCCGTGCCTACGCGGTGTTCAAGGTGGCCGACTTCGCCGCAGGCCTCGTCAAATCCGCTGGCGCACTCGTGGGCGCTGGTGCCGCCGCGAAGAAGGCCGCGGGCGATGTCGAAGGCGCAACGGGTGCATTCGGTCGGCTGCGCGGGGCGATCGGCAAGATCCCGGCTCAGATCCAGTTCGCGGTCACCGCGGTCGCCGTCGACTTCACGCTCGGCCAGATCGAAAAGCTCATCGAGAAGATCGGCGAGTACCGGGACGTCCAGAAGCAGCTGAAATCGATTCAGAACGACCTCGACACCCAGAACGCCAGACTTGCGGAGAAGGCGCGCACATTCGCGCAGCTCTACAAGTCCGCCGCCGACGTGCAGATCGCCGGCGCCGACGAGCTCGCGAGCAAGAGCCGTCTCCAAGCGCAGGCCTACGTAGAGCAACTGCAGAACGCGATCCGCTATTTCACAGCGCTTCGGGTCCAGCAACGCCAGGCAGGTGATGACGAAGGGGTTGCGAAGCTCACGGCGAAGCTCGGCGATCTCGGCCGCGCCCTGACCGACGCACAGGCCGCGCTGGAGCGCACTGGAGGCTCGATCAGGGCGACGACAGGTGCCTTCGCACGCGACGCCGTGAAGGCCTTCGAAGCAGCAACCGCGGCTGGCCGTGATACGGCGAACGCGCTACAGGGCATCTTCGACAAGGTCGACCTCGGCACGCCACAGGGCGCGAAGGATGTCGTCGACGCGATCAGCGTCATTGGTCCCCGCGCGAAGGATGCTCGGGCCGCGATCGAGGGCGAACTCCTCACCGCGCTGCAGAAGCTCGACGGTCAGGGCCTTCGAAACTTCCAGGCGTCGGCGCTGGAAGCGTTCCAGAACGTCAAGGGCGGCGCTCATGATGCGGCCATCGTCATGGAAGCCTCGCTGGAGGCAGGCCTCACGCGCCTCGGTGTGAAGGCCAGCAGCGCCGGTGTCGCGATCACGACGAGCGGGCGCGACATCATCGCGACGTTTCAGGCGGTCGCCGAGAACATCAGCGCCAGCAGCGCCCAAATCGAGCAGGCGTTCGAAGCCGCGATCGGCAAGGCGACGACGAAGGCGGAAGCGGAAGCGCTCGGCGAGGCGCTGAAGGATGCGGCGGACAAGGGCCGTGTCGGTTTTCAGGATGCGAGTGAGGCCGCCGCAGCTCTTGCACAGCGCATCCGGGAGATTCAGGCCGCATCGAGTCCACTGGCCGACGACTTCGACAAGCTCGGCATCAAGTCCAAGGCGTCGCTCGACGCAGCGCGGGACGCCGCACGGGCCGCCTTCGACGCGATCGTCGACGGTGCGCGCCGCGGCCAAGCCGCGCAGGAGGACGTACGCGCGGCCTTCATCGCCTTCGAAGCCGCGGCACGTGCCGCAGTCGCCAATTCGTCAGACGCGGTGAAGGAGCAGACGGAGGCTCAGCTGGAACTGCTCGCGTCCGCGTCGGGTGTCGCGGATGCCTACGTCGCGCTCGGCTCGGCGGGCAAGAAGGCCGGCGACGACATCTCGGACGGGATGCACGAGGCGAGCGCAGCGCTTAC